ATGCAATAAGATTAAAGAAAAAATTGCTGATTACATGGTAGAAATAGAAGAACTTGGAACAACTGCCTTTTATGAAAAATATAAGGAATTTAAATTATATTAAAATTAATTAAAATGACAGAGCAAGAAGAAAAACAAACATCTATCGAGTATCTTTTAAATATTATTGATTATTTGATAAAAGCTGATGTTCCTTTTGATTTTTTTATATTTAATGAAATTTCTATAAATGCAAAAGCAAAATATGAAAATGAATTGGTAAAATCATTTGAAGAGGGAATGAAATATACCGATGGAATAATAAACGACGAAAAATTCCCATTTTAAAAAACTATCATGAAAGAGTATAATAGCAAGATGTTAGAAATTAAGGCTTTTTGTGAAGAGGTGAACGCATGGATTAGCACAGCCCCATCGGCTGAAATGCTAGATGAATGTGACGAATATTTAAGACAATTATCTGCTTATTACTCTCGATATACGGTTATTAGTGGCATGAATGAAAGTATTTATTCTTATCTTATGATGAGTTGCATTCGCGATATGCCAGAAGAGGAGTATAAAAGAGTTAAGCACTCCTCCACATTAACCGATTTTTATGTGAAAGGTAAATACCCGAAAGCTACGGCAATATTTGAGCAATGTAGGGCCGTTCAAAAGTTATTATTAGTAACTTCGGATAATTATCGAACTTTGCTTAGTAGCTTTAGGCAGGAAAGAATATTAGTAGGTCACATGACTACATAAAATATTTGCAGACCTTAAGTTTGAGTAAATGTTATAACAAAAAAACAAAACTTAAAAATTAAAACAATATGTCAAACATAGAAAAAAACGGTTTTTTTGACAAATCCATTTTAATGTCCGTGATTTCACAAGAGGACAAAAAGAATCTATTAAAAAATTCAAATTCTTTTAAATGGCTTACCATGAAACAACTACTTAAATTAATTTGGTGGGAATGGTTTTACAAAAAGAAAATTGAAGCATTTTATAATGGATTAAATATTGGTAAATCAGCAATTTTTGCTTACAGAGATGCAGAAGCATGGACAGAATGTGGTATAAAAAATTTAAAATGAAAAAGAATAGGAGATTATTAAAGATATTTGCAGACCTCGGGTTTAGGTGAATGTTATTTTCCCCTGATTAGACATTTCTTTCAGCCTAAATGCGTCAGAGGATGAATTGGCAGCTTGGAAAGACAGGCAAAATAGCAAGGTGGCTGAATTGGTAAAGGCAGTGTATGGGTCGCAACCATTGGGATTACTTGTTCCAACAAACAAACAAGTTTGCAGGTTCGAATCCTGCCCTTGCTACTTAGCAAGATGTAAACGATAAGGAAAATTCGTCACAGGTTTACATATGGTTGCAGACGAACCGAAATGCTTACGGTTAACAGGGCTTAACCCATAAAGTCCAGAGAGCATAATCTAACGGGTGACAGCACGGAAAGACGGCACTTTTAAACCATATCGTTGACGTCAACAAAATGATAATTATGAATGCAGAAAAAATGATAGAAGAGGTAAAAGAAAATATTAAAGCTGAAGAAGATAAAATTAGATTACTAATGAAAGCATCTGGAAGAAATCCTGATTATGAGGAAAACAAGGCTTTTAGGACAAATGAAAATAAGCTGAGATACGATCTTTGCCCTGCGATTGCACAAAGAGAATATGCGAAGGTTTGGACTGAAGGATTAAAAAAATATCCTGCCAGAAATTGGGAGAAAGGTTTTTTATTTTCCGAAGTTATCGCCTCCGCTATGCGACACCTCGAAGCCATGCGACTTGGTGAAATGATAGACAAAGAAAGTGGGCTTTTACACTCCGCTCACCTAATGGCTAATGCTGCAATGCTGACAGAGTTTTATTTTACACATCCTGAATTAAATGATTTAAAGAAATGAGTAACAGAAATTTAATAAGACAATATATCACTGTTAAAAGTGAAATTAATGATCTTCTTGATAATTTAGCAAATTATGCTGAAAATTTAGAAGATATAATTAATAAACTTGATAAAGAAATACAAACAATGTCGGAAAGGATTATTGAACTTGAAGAAGCTTATATAGATTTACAAAAACAAATAAAATGATACTAACAGACAAAACAATCATTGACGAAATTGCCTTGAAAAACATCGTCATTGAGCCATTAATCGAGGCAAACATTGGTACTAATAGTGTTGATTTAACGCTATCAAAAACTTTGTTGCTCTACACTGACCAGGTATTAGACACAAGAAATAGAAATGATTATGCTGAAATTATTATTCCCGATGAAGGAATGATTTTGCAACCAGGCATTTTATATCTTGCCTCCACGGTGGAATATACCGAAACACTTCGCCACGTTCCAATCATTCAGGGCAAATCCAGTTTAGGAAGATTAGGTTTATTCGTTCATATAACGGCAGGTTTTGGAGATGTGAACTTTAAAGGACACTGGACGCTTGAACTTGCTTGCATTCAACCAGTTAAAATTTACCCAGGAATGAAAATAGCCCAAATCTGCTATCACGACATTAGTGAAATGCCATACACCGATTATGCCTCTAAAGCCGATGCAAAGTATAAAAATCAAGGAAGTGATCCTGTAGCCTCAAAGAACTATTTAAATAAATAATTATGCATTTAGAAAATGATATTAAATTAATGGTAAGGCATTTAGAAATGAATATTGATAATTTTAACAATGATGTTAGAATTAAAACAACACAGTTAATGCATATAGATAAAAATTATAAGTATTATTTATGTTTGTTTGAAGAAAATGATGATTTTGAATACGTAATTATAAAAATTAAATTACATGCAAATAAAAATGAAAATTCACGAGTTTAAAAGAGAAAATATAATTAATGAAGTAAACGATTCTATTAATTTTTACATAAAACGAAAATCATGAAAATTAATAAACAAGATTTAAATTATTTTTTTAAAGTTTTAATTGCATCATTATTAATTTACATTTTAAATAAAATAACATGACAGAAAAGCAAAGAGATAAATTATCTTGTTTAATTATTACCATTTTTTCAATTATATCTATTATAAGTATTTATAATTTGTTGCTAAATTTTATTATTTACTTAATAAAAAAATAGCCATGACGCTAGAAGAAAAAAAAGCGCGGAAATCGGAGTACATGAAAAAATACTACCTGAACATGAGCGATTATCAAAAGGGAAAAAGGCGATTAAAAAATCTTGAAAACAAAAAAAGGATATACCATGAAAATAAAACAACCTGCAAGAATGAAAATTACGACAAACACAAATCATATAGGTTGAGAAATGCCGAAAAAATAAAGGCTTATCAAGCCGAATATCGTAAAAAACAAAAAGAAAAAAAAGAATCATGCTAACAGAAAATGAAAAACAAAAATTAGGTAAAGACATTGCCCTCATCATTGTAGCCGCTGGAGGGTTAATAACTCTTGCCTATGCCATTTACTTTATTATTGACACTTTAAAAAAATGGTACTGATGTATTGGGAAATAAAATGGAAGTCAGGCAGAATAATCACCAACGCCCCGACGGTTGAAGAGGCGATAGAAAATTTTAAGAAGCTAAGGATTGAGGTACCGGATAAAGAAATTTCCATTAGTAAGTTTAATAAGTAATTAGTTGTTAAAAGTGTTGTTTTTAATCCCATATCATTCGGTATGGGATTTTTTTTAAATAAATACACAAATATTTTTTTATATAATTATTTATATATATTTTTACAAAAGAAACAAAAAAACATTTTTATCACCACTAAATTTTAACAAATGGAAAAGCAAATTTATTCAGTAATGTATTTTGGCAATGCCAAAAGGTATCAAGATTTATGCGAAGAAGTGGCTGCCTACTCTAAGAGACACGCTGTTGAAAATGTTTACGCAAAGATGCGAAATGAAGATTACTTCCCAGATGATTTTTTCCTATGGGGAGGACTTATTAAAGATTGCGACGGCAATGTTATTGCAGACAAAAGCGACGAAACTATCGAGTATGATGGAGGCTATTTTTACGCGGAACTAAAAATAGTTGAATAATGAAAGAGCCAATAATTGAGACGTACGTCCCACAAAATAAACGCCTTTCTTATCAGATTGCTGCTGGCTTAGGTGTTGCTTTTGTTATTGGGTTGATTTATTCCCCAATAAATACCCAATACAATTATACTTCCTTTGTTCCTTTAATTCAAAGGGACACTGTTTACGTTCACAAAATAACTTCACTTACCATCCAGGGCAAAGAGGATAAAAAGGAGATAAATGAAAGTGCCTACGGATCTCGCTCGTATGGCTGGGAGGTGCGCAATTTGTCAGGCGAACAACTTAGGCAAACATTGGAAGGTAGAGGCTTTAGGAATTTAAAAGGAGTTGATAGGTCTAAATTACGTCGTATATACCTTGCTTATTGCTATGAAAGTATGCTAATGAACGTACACCTTTTAACCGACTTCCCTATTTCAATGATTTATTCTTTTTTTATCATTGAGGCAACTAGTCAAGGAGTTGAAACAGAACTTTGGAGAAAGCACGCCAACGCTGGAGGAGTTAAGGCCCTTAAAGGTCATGATTATGTGACCTACAAAACACGCGAAGTAATCAGAGGTAAAAACAAGTACATAAGGGCTAAATTTATGAGTGCCGAAACCACCGAAGAAGGCATGAAGCTTTGGGCAGGCGTTTTAAACTCTGGAAGGTATGCCTCATGCAAGAAGGCAAATTACAGAATGAAAGGGATAAAGCTATATGAATCTATTTGTAAATGTGTTTACAAATCAGGGTATCACACTGACACAGACTATAAATTTAGAGCGTCATTAATGGCTGAATACTGGCAAATCAAAAGGGATAATTTCCCTTTAAAGAAAGATTACAATCAATTTTAAACTAAAAAACCAACTAAAATGACAGAAGAACAAGTTAAATTAATTCATTCAATTTATTCTGATATATTAGAGACTGAAAGAATGATAAAAGCTTTAAAAAAAGTTAAAACGAATATTGTAGTTTTTAATCCATACAGCGATGATAATGTAATTATAGATGCTCCAAATTTTAATGAGTATTTAAAAGAACAAACTATATTTCATTACACAGGTATTTTATTAGACTTAAAAGCACAACTTGAAAACTTATAAACCGATGGAAAAGAATTTCACTAATACGCAATTCAAATGGACGTTTGAAAGCATATCGGACAACATTCCTACAATCATGCTGATAACTATCCTTTTGACGTATGGCATAAACGCCTACCTGACTGCGATATTTTTACCCTTAGATTTTTGGTTAGCTATTATAGCAGCCTCTATATTGCAATTAGGACGCTTTGCCGTCGTTTTCATGGACTTTTTAAATCCAACTAAAGGTAGAAGTACTTACCCACCTAAAATAGCATTAGGAGCGACGATTGTGGCTTTAATTGAAATATTCTTTGGATTGCAGGAACATTACGAAGGAGGGGAATATATAACTATGTTTTTATTTGTTGGAACTATCATTGTTTTTGGCTATCTTTTAGAAATTAACTTTGTAGATAAAGGAGTTGAGGCATACGGTATCAATGAGCCAAAAATTATAAAAAGAAAAAGGCGTAAAATCATTGTTAAGAATGACAATGAAGAAGCACCTAAGAATTTTAAAAGAAATATTACTTCATTTCAATTATCAATGTTTTAATTATGGAAAAAGAATTTGTAAGTTATGAAATTGCTTTAAAACTTAAAGAACTTGGATATAATGAGCCTTGTCTTACATATTATTATGAACTTACTAGTAACCTAAGAACACATTTAGCAATTGACGTACGTAATGCCTGGACGTACTCGGGAAATAAAAAATTAGGATTTACTTTAGCGCCATTATACCAGCAAGTATTTAAATGGCTTAGAAATAAGTATGGTATAGATTTTAGTATCAATACGACTTATTCTAAGTATAATGAAAATACAATTAAACAATATAGTGGAGTTATTGATACTAAAACTATGTATACCAATGTCGGTTTTTACGACAACTACGAAGAAGCTCAACTTGCAGGCTTGCAAAAAATGATTGAAATAATTAAAAACAAATGAGAACATACATAGGGGTTGACCCAGCAATAAGATTAAACGGAATGGCAGCCTGTTTTATTAAGCCAAACAAAGAGGTTGAATTTAAAAAATACAAAAGGTTTGTAGATTTTTTGGAAGATTCTTTTTACTGGCATATGGATTATCCAAACGCTGTTGTTTTAGTGGAAGATTCCAGTCTCCAAAATGTAACCTTTAATTCTTACATTAACCGCGCAATCCTTTCCCGTATGTCCCGAAATGTAGGCATGAACCAAGCGGCTTCTCGAATAGCGTACGAATGGATTAAAGAAAATGGTTGTGAAGCTTACAATATTTCACCTGAACAAAAGGGTAAAAAATGGGGAAAGGAAATATTTATGAAAGTCTTTCAAAATGAAGGCTACAAATTTGAACCAAATTTTAAACCAGCCAAAATAAGTCAAGACGAAATAGATTGTTTTACTCTTGCTTTAAAGGCTAAAAATTATCAAAAACATGAAAACAAATGGAAATGAACCAGCTTTTTCAAAAGCAGCTTATAATGATCCTTATTTTGGTCTTGATGCATCGAACGAAGGATTAACTAAACGTGAATATTTTGCAGCTATTGCAATGCAAGGAATAATAACTAATAAGGATGGACTTGATATTAAAATTGAAAACATTGTTGAAAGTGCGGTTGATGCAGCAGATGCTTTGATTGAAGAACTAAACAAAACAAAGACGAATGAAAAAAAATAATGAAATGATAGATGGCATTAGTGTTGCTACATGGAAAGAAATTGAAAAAATTTCTAAGCAATATCCAAAACCTATCAGATATGCCGAAGGTACGGTTGCAAAATTAACTATCCTTAAATTTTATCTTGAACCTTTAATGAAAGATGAAAGGCCACCAATGGATATGATGGAGCCTGGGAGAATGATAACCATAGCATACAAATTTTACAAAGAATCAGACGGTGAAAATATTAGAAATTTATCGTTAACTTTATTAAATAAATTTATAAATTAGGTTGATTACATTTTGTTAATTAGTGGTAATATCGGGGTAACATTTGCGTTGCCCCCTTTTTATTTAAAAATTTACTAAACCTATTTTTGTTGCGTATTCAAAAACAGCTCTAGCGTGACACAAAGCTATTTTATTTTGAAACTCTGTATCAAACATTAATTTAGCATCGTGATAGTTGGTAAAAAAACCATTTTCAGACAAAACCGAAGGCATATTAGTTTGCGTTAAAACGTGAAATTTAGCTTCTTTGTCGTGATCCCCGTCGGTTGTATCAGGCCTAAAAATCCAATTAGAGAATTTTAATTTTACTTGCTTAAATAAAAGTTCTGCATAAATATCCGATTTTGTTTGTCCTGGCGATGTAAAAACCTCCCACCCTCTAGCACTTTTGTTTTCCGCTGCGTTTCCGTGAATACTTAAATATAAAGATGCTTTATAATTTTTAGCCGCAAAGTTCGCCTTGTTTACTCTTTTGGTTAATGATGTGTCTAACATTTCATCGTAAACTTTCATTGTTACAAAGCCCCAATCATTTAAATATTGTTCAATATAATGCACAACGGCACGGTTAAACACGCCTTCAAAAAACCATCCATAAGAATGAAAAGTGCCATTATTGTGTTGCGCACATTTAGCAGGATAGGTAGTATAACCATTAGGTAATTTTACCTTAGGATTTATACCTCCATGACCAGCATCTAAAAAAATACAAAATTCATTTTTATTCATAATTTACAATTTTAAAGGGCGACGCAAATCAATGCACCGCCCTGAAGCCGCATAAGGTAGCGAATCTGTCTGCGCCTATAATTTAAACCCGATAAGGGAAAAAGCTGCGGAAATTATGGAAAATTTAGCAGGTAATTTCACTTCTATCTCCTTTCCAGCACATTCGCGACTTGTTTCCTTTATTTTATCCCAAATGATTTGAGCCAGTTGGACGTATTGCTTCCATGTGAACTTAACCTTATTACCCTCCATAAAAATGTCAACCTCTCCTGCTAGCTGTGCAAAATTGAGTGAGTAACAAGCAATGTCACCTAAAGGAGATTTTACTGTGTCTGCATTTTTTAAAGCATCTTTTAAATTAGTCTGCATATTATTTATTTTAACGATTGAAAAAACGTGTAATTAAAACGCCAAGATTTACGCCCGTAATACGTTTTATATTTTCCGAAATGGAATATAATTCCACCGTTGCAATTAAAAACGCTGCCATGTATGTAATGTTGAATGGAAGGCTAAAAGTATTTCTTGCACCTTCAAAAATAAGGATAGCACAAAAATATACTACTATTTTTTCTATGGTACGGTAAAGTCCACGGCTATTTATCTTTTGCCCTTCTTTCTTTGCCGCAATGATTCCCGTTGCCATATCTGCAAAAACAACAAAAACCGTAAATATCAAAAATCCCTTTATAGGAACAAAGAATGAAAATATCCATCCGCAACAAATGGCATACGTTATCTTTTCCCATCCAAGGTGCAATAAATTAATTAACGTTGCTTTCATTATTCAATTTTTATTAGCCTAACATTACCGTCCACGGTTGCAAATTTACCATCAGCAAACTTATACAAGTCGTATTTAATTGAGTTAAAGGTAAAGCTAATTTGATTGGTAAATGTGGCTAAAAGCAAGTTGGTTGAAATAGAATAAACTTTGCCGTTATCAGGATTGAAAATTAAACGCTTGTTGTTGTTCAATTCAATCACACCATCAATAATTTCACCGTTAAAATTCAATTTCCAGTCGCCCAAAAACTTTGACGTATCCCTTTGAGCCGTTGTAAAATACACAGGCTTACCGCTTATTTGAACGTGCAAATCATTTTGTAATTTAATTTGCCTGTCAACTTTACCTCTTAAAATATAGCCTCTTGCAATTTCAGCTATTTTGTCTGAGTAGTTAATAGCAGAATAGGTAATAGTATTTATTGCATTTATACTGTCCCCTAAATTTTGGACATTTTCAATTACGCTATTATCCGAATACTTAGTTTGCGAAACTTGATAATAGGTATTTTCAATTTTTCTGATAAATATAGTATCAGACGCAACTTGTTGCCCAAACGAAAACAAGGGAAGAATTAAAAATAGGTATTTCATTTTATTTATTTTCAAGGTTTAAAATTCTTTGTTTTAGTTCGTCTATTAATGCCTGTTGCTCCTTTAATGCCTTTACAATTATAGGAATTAAAACACCATAGGACGCTTCTAATTTATCGGGATTAATATCATATACAAGATTAGGTACATTTACGCCGTAATCAATTTGGGCTTGTTGTAATTCTTGAGCAATAAATCCTATTTCGCTAATTCCAATTTTGCCTCCATCCCTCATGTCCCAATCAAATGATACAGGATTTAATTTTTTAATAAAATCAATGCCATAATTTAAAGGAGTAATATTTGTTTTATCTCTAATGTCGGATAAAGATGTAATTGTTGTTACTTGAGCGCGAATAGTTGCAATAGAACTATTTCCTAATGTAATAGTATTAGAAATAGTACTACCTGTGTTTGCCGATTGATAACCAATAAATGTGTTATTTGAACCAGTTGTATTAGCTAATGTGCCATTAACACCATATCCTGATAAAAAACCAATACTACTATTATTATCTCCAGTCGTATTTGAATAACCAGAACTATACCCAACATACGTATTATTATCTGCTCCACTTGCCGTTTGTTCCATAGATTCTCTTCCAATAGCTGTATTTCCGCCACAATCTAAACAATTAAATAGCGCAGTTGAACCAAATGCAACATTTGATGAACCAGTTGTTAAATTTGCTCCTGTTGATGATCCTAATAACATATTTCTAAGACCAGTAGTTAAATTTTTTCCAGCTTCAAAACCAATAGCCACATTTTCTCCTCCAGTATCTTTTTGTAAAGTATTTGTACCAATAGCAATACTTTTATCCCCTGTTGATAAACCAGCATTAATTCCAAATTTTAAAGAATTATTATTTTGTTTTGTTTTACCAATAATTACATTTCCTAAAAAAATAGAATCTTTAAAAGTTTTTAATCCGTTTACTGTTTGAGTTCCATAAGTATTAACATAAGCAATAGATGCCGTGTCTGCTCCAAGTTGCCGCCACTTTCGCCCCGTTGCCGAAGCCTTGTAAGTGTAAAGATTTATGTTAACCGTATCAAGTACAAAATAAGCAGCCGTGTCGCTCTTTGCAGTCAATGTGGTATCGGAAGCCACGCCCCGATAAATAAGCCCGTCGGCAGTCGTCTGTTCTCCGAGCGTTATCTTCTGATTGCCATTGCTCGGGTACTGTGCCCATGCAAAGCAAGGCAAAAGGAAAAGGAAGAGGGGAAGGAGTTGTTTCATGTTTATGTTTTTAATTATTTCTTTGCATAATAATCCAATTTGTTCCATCGCTTACAAGTGTTGCAAATCTATAAGTAGCAGGAGCTATAATTGATGTTTGTGTTGAACCATTAAATGCAGTTGTAAAACCAATTATATTTGAGGATGCAGATAATACATTTCCGCTGCCCGTTTGCTTAATAATCAATTCTTTGCCAGGATAAGTCGCTGCGTTTGGCAAAGTAAGTGTAACCGTAGCATCTTGATGTATATTTAACCATGTCGTATTTACGCTAACTGTCAATGATGTTGCCGTAGATGATGTGTATGTTCTTTCAAGCCATGGAGTATTTACCCTACCTCCAAATGTTCCCGTAGATGAAACGTTTAAAGTGCCCGTAAATGTTTTATTTCCTGCAAAACTTTGAGTAGTTGTATTTACTACACCCGATGCACTTACTCCAGCATCTGTAATGGTAATATTAGGCGTAGCACCTCCCGAAGATGAAAGAGGAGTAGATGCTGTAACGCTTGTTACACCTACACTTGTTGCGCTTAATATGCCACCTGATAAAGATAAACCGCTACCTAATGTAACTGTAGCAAATCTATCTGTAGAAGATAGTCCTGCTAATCTTGTCGCCTGATAGCTGTAATTTTTAAAAAAAGCTATATCCCAAAAAGTAACTGGACTATAAAATTGTTTGTCACCAATAAATCCTTGTGCATTTGTAGTCATTACGCCTGCCGTTGTAACTGACGCATCTGCTATGCTTATAACAGGTGTAGTTGTTCCTGTAGCTACTGAAATTGGTAATACTCCACTTACACTTGTTACTGTTCCCGTTCCTGCCCCAATAGCCGTTCTGGTATCAGCTGCATTTAAAAGGCTAATTGTGTTATCTGTATTAACTTTAATAAATTTATCAGATACGGTATTTGTAATCCCAAACAATAATTTACCTTGAGCCGTTGCGCCTAAATTTGTCAATGCTCCATCGGCCGTCGTTGCACCTGTGCCACCATTTAACAAAGGTAAAGCAGTACCGCTAAATGTAAGGGCTAAAGTGCCGCTTGTTGTAACGGGTGAGCCGCTAACATTAAATATAGAAGGTGCGGTTAAACCCACACTTGTAACAGTTCCCGTGCCTCCACCGCCTCCGCTGTATTGTGGAATGTTTAATGTACTACCTACTAAAGTAGCTGCTCCACTTGTGCCCGTTGTAGTTAATGTGATATTATTTTGTTTTGCTGCAAATCTTGCAGTAAGATTTAATGAAGATGTATCAGCATCTCGAAAATACGGAGATAACATTGTTGACGTATCAGATATATTAACTTTATTATTAAAGGTATTCCAATCAGTTGATGTCAAAAAACCATTTACGGAAGTTGTTGCCTGTGTTATGGATAATGTCCTATTTGCCGTCAAATTACCTCCCCCTTGTAATGGCGCCGTTGTTGCTATAGTTATTGTGCTATTTGCTGGCGTAAATCCTAAAGCGGCTTGTTTGTTATTAAATGTAGTCCAATCAGTTGAAGTTAAATACCCATTTCTTGCACTTGTAGCACTTAGTAATTCTATTGTTGGCGTGGTTGTGTTATTATCTATTGAAATTGGATTGCCCGAAGTACTTGAAGCATTTACCGTTGTCACAGTACCTGCACCAATAGCACTCCTAAAGTTGGTAGCCGTTAAAGCCGAAACAGTATTATCAGCGTTAAACCTCGGAAAAGTTATTGCCGATGGATTTGATAAAGTAAACATTGATTGTCCAATGGTTGTACCTCCAAGGCTTGTGCGGCCCGTAGATGGCACTAAATCTGTGCTACCTCCGTCCCATTTTAATCTATCTGTAAATGCCGTATTCCAATTACTTGAATTATTAGGAATAGATGAGGCCCACGTTGAACCAGTTGAAAGAGCTATTCCTGCATCAGGGTAAATAGGATTAGAAAACACGCCCGTATTTATGGAACCAATACCACTTACTGTGGCTACGGTGTAATTAGCTCCTACCTTAAATGATGTGGAAACAATGGTAATTTTATTTGTGTCAGTTAAATT